TCACTTACAGTGGATGACTTGGCACAACTTGTCACGGACAGGATCAGGAGTAACGGTATCCCGAAACGCAGGAGCTTCATCGAGCACCTCCTTCACCTTGATGCGATCCTGTTGAGCCTTGGAAGCAGCCTTGGGAACCTTAGTCCTCAGTGCCACCACCGCAGCCTTCTCTGACTCAAGGTCATCTGTCAGTTGCTTGTTAGCAGCCGTCAGCTCATGTACCCGGTCAGTTTGATACCAGACCCCGCCTGCAAGCAGCAGGAGGATAAGGCCGATCCAGACTTCTTTCATAGTCCACTCCTACAGAGGGCAGCATCGCTTGCACGACGGTTGCCCAGTCCTTTGGATGGGTAGCCACCGATGGTGGCCTTGTAGCCGGGAGCGATCCCGTACTTGCCCTTCCATGGGGCTTCGATTGCATCGCAGGCTTCCTTCCAGCGACCAGCCCGCAGATGTGCCATGTAAGGCGCTTCCACGTAGCTGTTCGTGAACTGACTCCCACGCCACCCGGACTTCCCGAGGTTGATAGCGGTGCTGGTGAAACCAGCTACTACCGTGTCGGGGGTGTCAGGGCGCAGGTACTTGCTGACCGCTACGAGGTACTCGTTCGTGGTCTTGAGCAAGTCCTTGTTGCACTCTTCCTCAGTGTACCGCATCTTGGGCACACCTTGGGTCTGTCCATAACACCAAGTCTTAACCCCGCCACCATCAAGGTACGGGGTCAGGCTCAGTCCCTCTTTCTCAGCTACGTGAACACTCACTGTCGCTAGTGCCACCGTCGCGCCGAGAGCTAACAGTCGTTGCTTTAGCACGATCTTTCCTCCATGCGATGAACTTCATCACAAGGAACACAGTAGAAAGCAGGAAGTAAACCCCGCTTATCAGAGCTACTATGTCGGGGAGTGACATCCCCATCAACGAGACTCCGACCACAGCAGCAGAGGCTGAACTGTTGCCGATTGTACCGGCGTCGTCCGCCACTTGCTGCAAGATAGTCATGTCAATGTAGACTCCTTAGTTGTTGATTCGGTTCAGATTGGTGGCAGTGAGAGGCGAGCGCTGCGCGCTATAAGGGACTCTCAGTGCCTTCGAGTTACATCAGGGTGCGGCGGGGCGATCCATGACCCACAGGTTGCCGTTGTTCGTCAACTTGACGATGCGACCTGCGGGGACGGATGCAGCCCAGTCGCCTTCGGTGATGAACTGGGTAGCAGTACCTTGGGTGACGGCAATCGCACCAGTGCCCACGAAGGAGCATTGGATGGTCTTGGTCACAGCACCGAAGGTGACTTGCTGGTCGGTGCCGTTCAGTACATACAGTTTGCCGTCGGACGCATCGTCGATGGTCAGCTCGGTTTGGCTGTAGTAGGTCAGCTCCTGCTTGTTGCTCACGTTGATATTGCCAGATGCGTCAGGGCCAGCACCGTTGACAGTCTTGATGACGTTCAGTGCGACTGCGCCTTCTTCATCTGGCTCAACGCCGTTGACGCTGGTGACAGTTCCTGCTGGGATAACCAGCGTGACATCACCATTTTCATCCGGGCCACGACCATTGACGGTCTTCACGCCACCTGCACCCACCTCCTGCCAGCCGTCTACTGCACGGTGCCCGAGGGCCATCCACACAGAGTCGTTATCCAGAAGCACAGTACCACCACGGGTCTTGCCCGAGATGTTGCTGATGTTGATGGGGTGCTGAGGGTCTTGCAAGTCGGCCACCGTGATCGGTGCGCCCTTGACAGACTTGGCGAAAGGCTGGGTCAACGCTGGCGTCTGGCTTTCCTTTGGGTACTCACCAGTTACTTTTGCTTGTGCCATGTTGACCTCCTATCAGGCCGGGGTTACGTCGGTCGCACCTTTGGTGACTGCAACCCACTTGTCAGCAGGTGCTTCACCGGCTGCTTGGAACAGGACAGGCGAGCCGGACACGACGGCAGTTACCAGTGCGCCTACACGCTTGCCGGAAACAACACGGTCGTTCAGGACGGAACCAACTGCGGACAGTTCAGCCAGTGGGTACACCGGCATGTTGTGCAGGGTGACGCCTTTCTTCTGTACGTCCTTGTGGTCTTTCAGATCGCCAGTTACGGAAGTTGCCATTTGAGATACCTCTCTTGTCTACTAGGGATATACCCTCTTCCCTTATAGGGAGAGAGGGAGGATAACTACTGGAGCTACTAGGGCTACTGAGTGCTACCAGAGGCCACTAGGGCTACTGGATACTACCTGTGCTACCTGTGGCTCTACCTATACTGCAACTTAAATACCCATCGGGCTACAGGCCACGGAATACGCGGCCTCCAGCGGTTTTGGTTACTTTTCGTACAGCAGTCTCACACTAAATCACTGTGAGACTTTTTGACCGGATCGGGCGTTTTGGTCACAGTCTAACACTGTGAGACTACCCGCCCCACGACCGCCGGGGAAGCCCGCCAGAGGGTTTCGAGCCAGACCCGGAGAACCGGTTGCCCAGCTTCTGAAAGCCCCTGTCAACGGCCATGGCGGCCTCCACGGCCACGCCGAGAGTCATGTTGCGCATGTACTCGACCATCTGTTTCGGGTTGGCCATGATGTCGAAGAAGCGCTTCTGCTGCTTGACCTGACGCTGCACCACGACCTTGAGCTGGTCATAGTCGAGGTTCGCAACCACCACAGCAACCGCTGCGGCCACAGCTTCCAACCGGTCGTCATGCCGCAAGCAATCCTTCTCTCGCGTGATGTTCGCGAGCTGGTAGAAGAGACTGTAAGTCATACGGATGTCGGACGGGTACTGCTGGATGCTTTCCCAGTCGTGCGTGACCACTTCTTGGCGAACCACGAAGCGGTGTGTGCTGAGGACTGGTTCAAGGTTGTCGATGATGCGCAGCTCTTTCTGCCCGACGCTATGGACAGGCTCGATGACCACAGGCCAGTCACGCTCGAAGTACGGCTTGATGGCGGCGATGTGCGCCCCGTTACCGTAGTTGTCCTCGATGAACACTTCCTTACACTCGGCACGCTTGGCAACCTGCACCAAGTGTTCCAGCTCTGGAATGCCGTAGCCACCCTTGACCGCGCCGCAGTCCCACAGGTACACGGTGGTGCCCATGAGCTTGATGATCGCATACGCAGTTTCGTCACCGTTCTTACCGCCACCAGCCGGGTCGATAAACATGACCGTGCGCTCGAACTTGCCGAGGTCGTACTGCACCTGCATCGGCAAGAAGAAGCGGTCAGTGTTACGTGCCCCGTACTTGGGTGCGCTAGTCCAGTGGGTCGCCGACGTGTTGCACCAGATAGGCATGATCGGCCCTTGGTGCAGCGAGAAGTTCGCCACCACACAATCAGAGATGCGCAGCGGGTAACGGTCAGCGTCAGACAGCCCGGTGTTGAGCATGAACTGCAACATGAACTTCGCCTTCCCTTGGGTCAGCTCCTTCTCGTTCAGGATGTCGTTCGGGTACATCTCCGGGCACGTTGGTTGCCCGAGGCTGTTGTCAAGGCCACCACCGTACTGCAACTCGGGGTTGGCCTCAAGGTCGGCTCGGATGATCGGGGCCAGCCTGTCCCCGTAGTATTCCATCTGCGCCGGGTTCGGATACCTGCCTGTCCAGATGCGGACTTGGTAGCCACGGGACGGAAGCCAGTTGTAGATCGACTCCGTGCTTTGCGGTGTACCGAGGTAGATGATCGAACCGAACTGGTTGATCGACTCGAACTCCAACGAGCTATCCATGAGGATTTGTCGCCCGCCGTGGGTTCGGCTGTTCTGTAGGGACTCGATGTCGTCCGCGATAATGAGGTCAGCACGCGCACCCTGCGCACCCGATTCAATCGAGTAGCAGGACACAGACGGCGACTTGTCACTACCGCGCAGACACCAGTGGATGTCGAACGCCTCAATGCTCGCCCGGTCGCCCGCGAACTTGTCAGGTCGCAGACATTCTAGGATCGGCATTGCGTAGAAGATTTTGATGATCCACCCTGCAATCTCCTTCGCTCGCTTGGCGTTCTGCGAGAAGATGACGATCCGGTAGTGCGGATTGTGGATCAACATAAAGACGGCGTAGATCGCAGTCAGGGTTGTCTTCGCCTGACCACGCTGCGCCATCACCATGCGGTACTTATGCCCAGTGAGCAAGAATGACAAGATGTCGGCTTGCATCCGGTTGAGGTTCGGCTTACCCACGATCAACGTGTTGATGATGACCTGCGCCAGATAGCACAGGCCAGCCACCGTGTAAGGGAACGCCTTCTGGAGTTCTACCAACTTCTTGTTAATCTCTACCTGCTGCTCAATGGAGAGATTGCGCCCGGACATTACGCCTGACGCTCATGGCCATCAGTGAAGGGCAGCACGTTGCCACCGCCATACGGGGCGGACGACTGCTTCTCCTTGATAGCTTGCAACTGCTTGGCCAGCTCGGTTTCCTCGTTGGCCTCTGGTGCAGCGCAGGTGATACCGTTCTTGTCGGACACCCACACGCCTGCATCCTTGATGACCTTATCGTCGAACACCATCTCGATGTCCGCGCCCTCGTCCAGCAGTTCCAGCATGCGCTGGAGACGGCGGGTGTACAGGGTGGTCGTGAGCTTGTGGATCAAGCCCAGTTCGTCCTCGCTTGCCGAGGTCTTGTTGCTGCGACGTTCAATCGTCATTAGTCACCTTCCACTTTGATTAGCCAATGCAGCGCCCAAAACGGAGTCATGCACTTATGAATGTAGGTGATGGTGTATGGATGAGTATGCGCATCGACACCGCCGCCCGAGTTGCCCCATACGGTGCCTCGGGTGTCAGCATTGGTGGTTCGATAATCCATGGGACGGTAGCGTGCGGAATGCTCCGGTACGCTGACCCAGTTCCCATGGTCGGATTCCACGCGCACACCGAAGGCCACGAACTGGCTGGTGTAGCGGTGGACGTGTTTCGGCAGGTGCCGTTGGAACAGCTCGGTGCTGGTCACGACATCTGTTTTCTGGTAGCGCACGTCAACGGTTCCGCCGATGCTGTTCAGCTCGTAGTTACCGCCTGCACCGATCACCATACGGTTACGGAAGTCAGGACGACCGTTACTACCATCCAGCAGACGCCAGCCCTTCGGCACGTTGCGGGAGTCACCCCACCAAGGAGCGATGGCACCCGTAGGCAGCAACGTCTCGGTGAGGGCTTGAATCTCAGCGGCTGTGTACATGTCGCAATCTGCTGCCGTCAAATCCGCTAGCCGCTTTGTTACCCGAGTGCGGTTTGACGTACTAAAATCCAGATCACCATCATCGAGGCCGTCGTCGGCCCCGCCTGCTGTACGCATGATCCAGTTCTTCACGATGTAAGGCGCGATAGCTTCGTGAACGAAACGTGCGCTGAACCCGTGGGCGTGAGGGTCGGCAGAGCCGAGGTCGGTGTTACCCAGTTCCTCGGTGGTCTTGTAGTCCTTGGTCGCCTTGTTGGCTGCGTCCTTGGACTTCTTGCCGGTACGTTCAGACTGCCCGTGGACGTTGGTAGTGTACCCGTGCGTATGCGGTGGCACCTCCTTGGTCGTCAGGGCGTGCCCGTCCGTCTCACCTTCGATGATGATGTCGAAGTTGTACTTGCCGCCAGTCGAGTTCAAGGGGAACTGATCCCCTGCCCCTATGACAGTCCGGTTGGTCAGGTTGGGCGTCCGTTGGCCCAAGCCGTTGCAGATGGTGTAGCCTTCCGGTACGTCGTTCGCTGTGCCGTTCCAGACAAAGCACATACCCACAGGAATCGTGGCGTTCACCAACCTGCGGATTTCTGCCCGCGTGTAGCTGCCCAAGTCATGAGCAGTCAGAGCGGACACGGACTTACGAATGCGTGTAGTCATGCGCTGTGTACCACCAATTTCACGCCGAGGTTGTCGTAGTAGCGAACCACGTCTTTGATCTTCTCCGGGCTGGCGCTTTCGCCCGTCGATTGCTGCCCAATGTACAAGTGGCAGTCTACACGGCGGCGGTATGCTGCGCGTGCGCGTTCTTCGCTAAAGTAGAGTAGCTTGTCCAGCAGTGCGTCCAGCTCCACCGTGGTCATGTCGTTGTAGGCAAAGTTCAGCTCAGTGGCAATCGGCACGATGCCGAAGTCCACATCCTTCACCCCTCCACGACGGAACCACGCCTTGGTGTACTTCTCTGCGTCGATGGGCCGCAGCTTGGCAGAGTAGGCACCCGTGATGAGGTAGCGATGGTAGGTCGCATCCTGCTCAACTTCGACCTCGGTAATCTCGCCAGTCACTGGGTCGGTGCGGTAGGCCAGCGGGTACTCGGCACCATAGTCGGCATAGTCTCCCATGTCCTCGGTGATGCCTTCCTCGATTGCCGAACCGTCGCCCCAGTCAATGCTGGTCGTGGTCACGTTGTCGTCGTCTTCCTCGCCATCCAGCGACCAGTCGAACACCGCTTGCATACGTGGCAGGCCGTGGCCGTTCTCGTCCTTCTCCCCTACCGGCTGAGGTGCCAGCATGTTGCAGGAGACAAACGGGTAATACGTGGTGCTGCCCTTGCGACCAACTGCGGTCTGAGTTTCCAGAGTCCGCACCCGTCGCGTCGTGATAGGGTTGCCGTGGGCTTCCTTCTCGGTAGGGTCTTCCGGGTTGACCAAGTACCACTGATCCACCCGCACCTCGTTGTACGTCTTGCGCTGGTTGAAGGTGGTGCCCTCGGACACGCTGTACACAGACGGCAGCCAGATCTTGTCTTGGCGGCTGTACTCTGCCCAGTCGCTGACCTGCTCCAGAACGAGGTTCCAGACAGGTTTGTCCTTCGGCAGCTTGGCACCATCGTCCTTGAACATCACGCTGTCCCGGTTCACCTGAGTAGAGGCCCAGATGAGGGACTGCATCGGCTGGTAGGACGAATCGAGCTTGGTGTTTGGCCAGCTCAACTGGTGGGCGATGTTGCGCCACACACGCCCGGTCGGATCTTTGTTGGGTGCGAACCCGCCGAGATAGTTCGTCTTCTCCACTGGGTAGCCCAGCTTGTCGAAGGCGTAGTCACAGTAGCTGTTCGTGAACTCAAGGTCAGACCAGATGATCGTGTCGTAAGCCTCGTACTGGAAGAACTCGAAGTTCGGGTAGCGCCAGTGTTCAAACGGGAAGTTGATGATCGGCGTGATTTCCGACTTCGTGGTGAAGATTTGCGGGATGAACGTAAGGGCCGAGAACTCAGCATCAGGGTGCGCCGCTTGGGTTTCCAGCTTCGCTTCCTGAGTGTACTTGCCCAAGCTGTCGCGCAGCCAGTTGGCGGCGTCGAGTTCCTGCTGGGTGGCCCGCTGCTTCGAGAACGACGTGATGTCATCCCACACGGGAATCTCCACACCGTCTGCCAACGCAGCCCGCTTGGTCGGTTCGTCGTAGATGAACAGTCGCCCGTTCTGATACGAGCCGTCCCAGTACCAAGGCTCACCAACTTGGAACTGCTTCTTCATGGTTTCCGGCACGATGTCGGCCAGCTCCTTGAATGCACGTCCCACGTAGCTGCGGCCAGCCTCTTCCTCGATCCGCGTCCCGAAGAACGTGGAAGGAGGGTTGTACCCTGTGAGGGCCGGCTTGCCGACAGAGTAGTCGCCATACCAACCCCGGAACCGCTTGTCCAGCAAGAGCTGGGTTTTGTTCTCGTTAGGAACCTCGATCACATCAAGGATCTTGTAGGTAGTCTCAACCCCGCCATCCTCCGGGTGAGCGAAGCGGATGTCCGCTGCCCATTCCTTCTTAGGGTTGAACAAGCCTTGGTACTCCCAGCCGCCGAGGAACGGGTTCTCCGTTGCCGACCATGGGTGCTTGCCCTCAATCTTGATGTACTCGTCGTCCACCTCCATGACTTGGAAGCCTTGGCAGAGCTGCATCCAGTGGCGCAGGTTCCACTTCACGTAGTCGTAGAACACCTCCATGGACACCGCGATGATGCACTCGAAGTTCAGACGGATGCACTGTTGCAGGAAGTCTTCGTGCCACAGCCGAACCACTTCATCGAGGCACTCGGTCTTGCTCAGTTGGAACTGGCCCGTGTCCTCGTAGTACACCAGCTTCGGATAGTTGCTGATGCCCATGTAGTGGTTGATGATGCCACGGTAGCCGAGGGCGTACATGTCCTCCACGACGCGACGTGGCGAGGTGTTGGCAATGTCGTCGAAGCTGGTGGCGATACCTAGGTCGGTCTGGTACGGGGTGCCGTCTGCCTTCATGGGCTTGCCACGGGCGTGCGTCTTCACCATACCATCGGACTTCCGGGTGCAGCGGATGTTGCTGATTACCACATCGCCCAGTTTGGGCTGCTTGATCGCCGCTTCCTCCAGTGGCTCGTACTCCACACCTTCCTCGTCGTAGCCGCCGATCTGGTAGAAGTCTTCGTCCACCACGTTGATGCTGAGCCGTTGCAGGTCGGTGACTGGCACCTTCTGGCGGAACTCATCCAACGGGCCGAAGCCGGTATACAGGTTGTCCATGTCCAGCACGACATCCACCTTCGTGGCGGTGCTGGTGTCCTCGTTGGCGTACTGCCACATGCGGACGTACCACTCCTTGCCATCGGACGTTGTGAACGTCAGAGAGGCACCGAAGGGTAGGTCGGCAGTGCGGTAGGTGTTCTCCGTCATGGTGAGGGTGAACGCGAGCTGGAACCCAGTGAAGTTCCGTTCCTCGGCAGTAACGAAGCTCTTGAGCTTGTTGTGCCGTGGCAGGTACTCGTTGCCGTCGATGTTGAAAACTGCTTGAGCAATGTGCGTGTTGTTGAACAGCTTGGTGGTCAGGGTGAACCCATCGGTCAGGCTGTTGCGGATCGCACTTTTTGAGGGGCGCTGGAAGATGGCAAACCACAGCCTGCCATCAAACATTGGGATACGTTCCCACTCATGGTTCTCAGGTTCCGTCTCGATGTCAACGGTACGGAACCCAGAATCATAAGGCCGCTCGGCGTACATCAGTTCGTAATGTCCGTCGCGGCTAATCATTGAACCTCCTTACTCGGCTACATAGTCGAGCGCAATGCCGAGGAAGAACGCATCCTCGCTAGTGAGCGCGAGCGTATCCTCGGGGTGGGTTGGAACCCGGCTCACCCGCACGTACAGCACCTGAGTGATGTCGGCAGCGGGGAACGGGAAGATGGCACGGTAGTGGGTCACGTCAGCAGGACGGACGGCCACGGTGAACTCCACCGGGTTGGTGAAGTCCTCCTTGAACTCGCCCGGCCCTTGCAGCACCGTCTCGATACGCCACCGGGTGTTGCCAGCGTTCTCGCCAGACACCATGAAGCGCATCTCCACACCAGTGGCTACCGGCATGTCAGGTGGGGTGATGACCACGGCCACGCACGACCGCACCTTGTCAGAGAAAAACGCATGAGCCGGAGACTCGATGCGACCCTGTGGCCGGTGGGTAACGATGGTCGAGCCGTCAGTCAGCTTAGGGCGGAACCCGTTGGCTGGCCACCACACTCGGGCATAGCTCGACATGCTGTATGCACGCACGTCGGCAATCGGGTCGCCCAGCATCGCAAACACGCGGTCGCCTGCATCCAGTGGCTCAGCGAAGATGATCGAGCGCTCAGCCTTGTTGACTGTGAAGTCGCCCTTGATCGGGTCTTGCAGCACACCGTTGACCCACACGACCGGATTCACCACGCCAGATGGCGAGACGAACGTGGTCTGCCCTTGGACTGCCACAGGTGGCGACCATGGGATGCTGGTCAGCTTGAGGTCGGTCAGGCTGTTCTCGAACCCGGACACCACGTCCTCCAGCGACATCAGGCGGTCTAGACGCGCAGCCTCGGTCGGGTCGTTGGAGTTCTTGGCGAGGTTGTAGATGCGGAACCCGCGCATGTTGAGGTTGCCAGTAGCCACCTCGTCACCGTCGTCGTTGTCACCGCCGTCGAAGAACCCGTCAAGGAACTGGTGGGCGATGTACAACTGGTTCAGGAACGAGTTGTTGATCTGGTCTTTGTTGTACACGTTGCCACGCTCGAAGTCCGAGTAAACACGGTCGAGCGGCTGGATGCGGCGGATCAGGATGATCGCACCGAGGGCCGGGGCAGTGGCAAGATTGACGCGGTTGGGATCATTCAGGTTGATGGTGTTGGTCACTTCCTTGCCCTCGACGTACACATGCACGTCGTTGACATTGAGGTAGCCGACACCATACCCGGTGAACCCGAACGTGAACGACGTGCTAAACCCATCACCTGTGGCGAGGGTGTAGCTGTAGCCGCTGTTCGTTACGGGATCAAACATTGAAGCCTCCTATAGTGCAACTTAATACTCAGCACCGATTGTGAAGTTGTAGATCGGAGAGTCGATGAAGGGGATCACGCGGCGGATGTCGCGCATGTGCTTCTCGTACTCTTGAGGGGACATCTCGTATTTCTTCTTGACAGCGAGGTCACGACCAGCACCTGCTGCCTTGGCCCAGTCAGCCACCATGCCCACAGCAGGCACACCGCCGAAGCCTTGGATGCCCGCACGGTTCTGGCTGCTGATGATCGACTCTGGCATGAGCCTCATGCTGGCTGCGATCTGGAGCGGGATGGTAGGGCCAGCCAAGTGGCCGACACGGTTCATCACACCCATGACCTGACCAGTCGCTGACAGTTGCTTGTCGAGGTACTTCTTCCGCTCGGCTGCTGGCTTGGTGTTCGCCATCATGTACGTGTAGCCCATGTAGGCACCGTAGCCCAGCGCGGCCTGATACCCGAAGGCAACGGCCTGCATCGCACGCTCAGACGCCACACCGCGAACCAGCATCTTCTCGTAGGAGCCGATGGAGAACTGGAGAAGTGAGGTCAGGAACTTGCCCAGCTCCTTGTGCATCAGCGGCGATTGCTCACCAACCGACATACGCAGGAAGCTAGCCGCCGTGGTGTTACGCACAGCAGTGGACAGCTCGTTGTAGGTCTTGGAGTCCAGCGAGCGGACAGCGGCGAATGTATCCTCCGGGCTGCTCTTGAGGTGAGCGATCACCTTCTCCAGACCTTCCTCGGACATGCCACCAACTTGCAGCAGGCTACGGCGGATCGCAGGTGTCACCGTCCCAGCCTTGGCTGCTGACTGTAAGTTACCCACGATACCACGGGCCACCATCTCTTCCCCGCCGTGCTGGATGCTACGGAACAGGTTCAAGGTCATGGCAACGTGTACACCCTTGCCCAGCAGGTTGTTGGCTATGTCGCCCAGCTTGGTGCGCGCTTGGTCATCGAAGTCGCTGTTGTTGTAGAACTTGTGACCGAACAGGTACTCCTGATGCCCTGTCGCAGAGAACGTCTTGCCGAACTCCTTCATGAACTTGTCTTGCTCCACGGAGCGGGCGGACAGGTTGAAGAAGCGAGACTGTGGCAGCTTGGACAGGATGTTGATCGCGCCGTTGCGTGCCATGGCAGAACCGTACTCAGGGATGGTCATCAGACCGGTCGTGCGCAGGCGGGTCATGATCGTCGCCTTCCGCACCATCTTGCCGATATCGGTCAGAGAATCAGACGCCGCCGACTGCAACGGTTCCTTGAACATCAAGGCCACGCCATCGTCGATCAGTTGCTGGTACTCAGATGCCTCCATCTTGGCTAGCTGCTTCTCGGCTGCTGCCTTGACCTTCGGGTTCGGAGACTGAGCCTCTTTCCGCAGGTCGTTGATCGCAGCTTTGCGCAGGTCTTCCATGGTACGCTGGAGCTGGGTGCGCGACCGGTAGCCTTGGCTCGCCAACCCAGCGTTACCTGCCGAGTCCGAGCTGTACTTCATGACGCGCTCCATGCTGGTGTCGATCAGGTCAACCATGCGCAGCCCGCCACCCTCGGCGGTCAGGTTAGGCTTGAGGGAGAACATCGCACGCGGCGACATCAGCTCTTTCTCTTCCTTGCTGAACAGGGTCTGCTCCAGTTCCTTGATGGTGGTGCTGTCCACGCCTCGCGCTTCCAGCTCCTTCTCCAAGTGCTTGAACTCAGTCTGACTCAGCGCCTTCTGGTTGACCGCACGGCCATTGGTCTTCATCGCGGTGGTGCGTTCGATCTGCATGTGAGCTAGACGAACAGCGTTCTCGCGGGTGAGCTTGATGCCGCCAGTCTCGTAGGCACGAGCAATGACGTTCACCACTTCGTCGGCATGACCGCCAGCGGACAGCAGCTTGGACTGGTCGAAGATGACCGAGTGGTAGCGGTTGTCGTGGTTGATCTTGTCGAAGCCGATGACGCCATAGTCCTTGTTGTTCTTGAGGGACATCTCGTAGATACGAGCGCGGGCCTTAGCTGCCAGCATAATCGGGCTGTCACCCGGTTGCGGCACGGTGGTGGTCACTTCGCCACGGGCTTGCATCAGCACCGCCTCGGCGTCGAACTCTTCACGGAGTCGGCCACGGTTGCGCCCAAACAGGCCCTGCCCCTGCGCCTTGGCGTAATCCTCGAACGCTTGCTCGGCCTCAAGGTAGTGGGGCACACTCCGGTGGAAAAGCGTGTCAGCGAGTTCCTCGGCGCTCTGGTGTCCCTCGATTGTGCGGGTGCCGTTGCGGAACAACTGGATGCCCAGCCCGCGAGTGCCCGCGTCAGGTGCCCCGTCGATGGTGCTGGAGAGCGATTGGAACGCACCCGCAGCCTTGGTCATCTTGGAGACGCGAGGCGTGTTGTAGCCAAGCTGGCTGGCCCTGCGGCCCGCCTCGAACACTTCGTCCACGTCTGACATCGTGAGCAGGTCGTCGTAGGTGGCGATGTCGCTGTACGCCCGACGAACGGACATCGCGCCCATCGACTGGGCATCGTCGGCCCCGCCCGCACCCTCGACCTTCGGCGCTTCACCCGCTGGGATCGCCTCCGGTGGGGCTTCCCGCTTCGGCAGCGACTGGCCAAGGTACTCGGACACATGGGCGTCGAACTCGCCTGATTCGCCTTTCAGCTCGCGGTAGCGGGCCATCATGGATGGTGGCACCTTGCCATTGGTAAGCTGGTCGAACATCGCGTTCTGCTCCCGTGCGCCCTGTGCAGTGTTCAGGCGCTCGTCAAGTGCGGTCTTGCGGGCCGTGATGGCATCCTCGATCTGCTTGATCTGCTTGCCCTTGGCTGCTGGCTTGAGGAACTTGTCAGCACGCAGCTTCTCGATCATAGCCGTGCGTTCCTTGTTGTAGGCTCGGAACTCTTCCTTGGCACGGGTAATCTCTGCTTTGCCCTCAGCCTGCACACGCTCACCATGTTCCCGCTTGAGGGTGTCCATGGTTTCCTTCTCGGTCAGGGCGCGCTTACGCACCACCGGGTCGGCTTCCTTGGTGGCCAGTGCAGCATCCACCTTAGTGTACGTGTCGCCATCCATCATGGCCTTGACGCCAGCGGTATGCTCTGCGTCCACTTCGTTGGCTTGGGACAGCAGCCGGTTCTCGCGCAGGCGACCCAGCCCACGACCAGCGAGGGTCAGGGTGCCGCCCAGCAATGCACCAGCCGCACCGGCCATGGCCACGTCCTTCATGCTGCGCTGGGTGTCGCCTTGCATCAGCGCGTACTCCAGAGCCACGTTCTGGCCCATACCTGTCAGCATCGACATGCCCACAGCACGGGCCGTGTTCAGCTTCGTACCGGCAGCGAGGCCACCGGTCAGCAGGATTGCAGGGATGGCTACCGGGTCGGCAACGCCTGCCAGCAGCTCCATGCCGGTGCCTGCCCAGCCACCTGCGTGCAGGGTCTGGACGAGCTTCCGGTCTTCTCCGATCCTCTCCAGCCGCCGACCGTAGTTCTGCTGGCTGCTGGCTTGGGAAAGGAACTCTACTTCTTGAGGGGACATGCCCTGACGTTGCTGCTCATACAGCATCTCAGGGGTGACGTTGAAGGACTCGTCGTACTGGGCGTAGTCCATCTCCCGTTGCCGGGATGCGGAGTTCGCCAGCCAGTGACGTTGCTTCGCAGCCTCCCACAGCTCACCTGCCGTGGGGGTTGCACCTTCGGTTTCCGTCGGGGTTTCGCGCAGGACGTTCATCGGCACATAGGTGCCAGAGTTGTCGTCGAACTTGCGCATCTGTTGATCGGGTACAGCCTTGTAGGGTTCAACTACTTTCTTAGCCATTAGGCACCTCAGTCGTAGTGCGGCCCTCCAGTATTGAAGATGCCGCCATTCAGTTGACGATAGAGAGCTTCGGTAGACTCTTCGGATGTCTGGCGGGCCTTGGCCTTACCAGCGTCCACTTGCTTCCGCAGCTCTTTCAGGTTTGCTTCCTTACCGATACGTGCAGCCTCGGAGGTTAGGTGAGAGCCTCCGATCTGTTCGCCGTTACGGTCGATGATACGGAAGACGCTACCGTCCTTGTTGAAGTCGAAGCTGATGTCCTCGGAGCTGATGTCCTGCCCGTAGTCCTTGCGCATCTCGGGCATGATGGTGAGGGTGTAAGCCTCCAGCGCATCATCTGCCTGCTGCTGGCTCACCGGCTTGTCGTCTGCCGAGAGGGCGTGACGGATGGTGCCGGTAGGGATGTTGGTCAGCGTGCCGTTGTACGTTTGGGACATCTGAGTCTGTGCTTGCTTCACCACAGTCTCGGCGTTCTTCTCAGGGTCGAGGCCACCGGCATACAGCGCCGACTCGGACTCACGACCCCACTGGTTCGCCAGTTGGTTACGCTGCCAATCCGGCACCGACTTAGGCTTGATGCCCAGCCAAGTGAGCAACCCGTTGTGCGACAGCTCGTTCTCCACTCGCTCCGTGGTGGCAGCTTGCTGAGCCTGCTTCATGGTAGGGTTCACCATGTACGGGTTGTTGCGGATGTTCATCGCACGGCGGAACGCTTGGTCATCTGGCATGTTGCGGGAGAAGGTCTGGAAGTTCTTAGCGAACGTCTGGTCTTCCTGCCCGAAGTACACGTTCATCGTCTGAGCATCCAGAGACTTCAACGTGTTCAACTGTGCCTTGACATACGGTGGCATCTCGCCGCCCTTGTAGTCATCCGGGTTGTACGCGATGGCCGCTTCGAGCTGCGAGGCAACACCCGGCAGCTTCACACGGTTGGCACGCGACCACGCCATGCTCTGCTTTAGCGCCCAGTCGCTGGCCTGTTGCGGGTCAGCACCACGGGCTTGCATCTCGCGGCTGGCCTGAGCAATACCTGCCTCGACTGCCTTGCTGATCTTGCCCTTCTCGGCGCTGCTGTACGAACCGGACAACCCCAGCGGTATCGACTCTTGGTTGTACATGGCGACCATGCTGTCACCGTACCCGACGTTCTGCTTCTGCCGAGCCTTGGCTGCCGAGTCCATACGGAGACGCAGACCGGCGATTGCGTGGGCGCTGTACGAGCCGGGGAACGCCTTGTTGATGCCCTCGATCTTCTTGAGGGTCGCGCCCCACGAAGCCTCGCCATTCACAGCCGCCAGCTCCAGCTTGCCCATCTCGTCGCCGATCATCGGTGCGAGTTCGCGGGCACGCCACTGGTCGTACTGGTCGCGGCCTGACTTCAAGAGCTGACTGCCCTTAGACCAGTCGGTCTTGTCGAGCTGGTCGAGCAACCGAACGTCACCCTGCCCTGCCTTCGTGACCGCTGCCTGCATCAGCATCTTCTTCATGCTGAACTCGGAGACACCCATCATCGCAGCGCGGGCGGGAATCTCCTTGTCCACGATGTCCGAGCCTGTGGCGTTCGGGTTATCGAGCAAGTCGTTGATGCTGATGTTCAGCGCTTCCTCACGCTTCTGCGTGCGGTATTGGCCCCGGATGTTCTCCGAGACGTTGACCAGAGCCTGCTGGCTTTCCTGAATGTTCATGGACGTGTCGCGCATCGTCCACTTGTCCACGCCGTACTTATCCATCAGCGGCTGGTACTCTGCCTGCTGAGCCTTCATGAAGTCCTCTTGGGACATCTCCGGGTTCTCTTGCAGTTGCTGCACCAGCCGGTTGTTGGCTTCCTGTACGTCGTGCTTAGACACGATGGAGTTGTAGGCCATGCGGCCAGCCACCGTGGCATCCTTGCTGATGCCTTGGCGCTCGTCCTCGGCCTTCCAGATGTCCTGTGCTGCGATGGTGCTTTGCTTGATCTTGTCGTCTTCCACCTGCCGATCCACCACTTGCATGGCTTGCTCGGACAGGGTGCTGGCGAACTGGCTCAGACCACCCATGACTTCGGCAAGCCCATTGGACTGGTAGCCCGCTGCCTGCGCCCGGTTGGTCTGTGCCGCCTGCTGGAAGAACGAAGCGTTACGTTGTGGGCCTTGGGTGCCCAGTGTGACCGCTTCGCGCTCTGCCATGTTAACCTCCTGCTTTCGGTGTGTTGACCTGCTGGGCCATCTGCAACTTCTGGCTCGCGCCATATGCGTTGCCTACGCCACTGAGGGTTGTGCTTGCCACGCTCAATGCACCCTGCGCCCACGACGGGCGACTGATGGGGCTGTAGTCCATGCTGGCCGTACCCTGAGACTTGATCTGTCGGGCTTGGTTCGTCACATTGTCCAGCTTGCTTTGGCGGGTAGCTTGAATGCTATCGAGGTTCGTCTGACGATCCCGCGACAGCCCTAACATCTGTGCATCAATCGACTGCCCTGCCGTACCGCTGGCTGCGGCCATGGTGTTAACCCGGCCCCGCGCCTGCATGAACTGCTTCTGCAAGTCGATGTTGTCGTCTGCCTCGTTGAGCAAGGCATCCTGTTCGACCTTGGACAGCTCCCCGTAGTTGGCGTCGATTGCCTTCGCCGTCTCACGGTTGTGAATCTCCTGCTGCTCGGTCTGAGCTTCGGCGTTCTTCTTGGAGCTGTCGTAGGACATGTAGGCAGAGGCAGCCGAAGCCGCCACCGCCGCGTACATCATGAAGGGAATCGCTACTGCCATTACAACCTCCGCCCTGTCTGCTGATAGCTGCCCTCCCATTCCAACCCACGAATCTGGAGAGGAAGGTGGCTATCGGATTGAATCTCGATTGTTGCATCGTGGGTGAACAACCGTACCGGGAACGGGAACGTACCGCTGATGAGCGGAGCGAATCCGATCTTGTTGTTGAAGCTGCCCATGTACCGACCATAGAACGGGTACTGCCACTGGCGACCCATCGGGTCACTCACCAGCACCTTGAAGGCACCAGTGCGGTCGTAGTTCACGGTCATGCGGCCCATGGTCATTCGGTCGATGCTCATCACCAACCCTTGCTGATCCCGAAGGAACGGCTGAGTCGGGATGTACCGGCTCACGAACTTGCGACCCATCACGATCTTCACCTCGGTGGCGACGGTCGGGTCTTGCAGGCTGATGTCAGTCACGAACGTGGTCTGGCCCAGCGAGCGGTCGAACTCGAACTCGGTGCCGATGTCGTCGTTGTAGCAGCCGGTGCCCATGATGGCCAGCCAGTTGCTCAGGTCGGCATCCCGGATGACGAACGGGACGGTGAATCCCCACTTCTGCGTCGTGCTGTTGTACGTGGCGCTGATGGTGATCTTGCGATCCAGACGGCACGGGAAGGTCATACCCTCGTCGTTGTCATCGTTGGTCAGCGGCATGTGTTCCAAGTAGACCTTGCCATCAGCGTGCAGGAAGATGAAGTACACATCGTCATCCACGAACTGTACGTGCAGGAGTTTGCTGCCCGTGTCGAACGTCCACTTGTGCCACGCTGCCTGCACCTTGTCGGCACCCTGCCACAGCCAGTCGTAGACGTAGGCGATGTGGGCGTCGGTATCGGTACGGACGATCAACGTGTTGGTGTTCGGGTTGCTGCTGAGCTGGCGAACTTGGCCCTTGATGAGCTTCTCGACATGCTCGGTGATTGGACGTGCGGACTTGGTGTCCTTGTCGCTGTCGGTGAACATCTCACGAATGCCCGACCAGTTGCCTGCGTCATACGCGAACATGATCGACTCACCGGTGATGGCTGGCTTGGCGAAGATATTCATCGGGAACGAAGTCACCTGCTTGAACACCACGTTGGCGTGCGTCACCGGCTTGCTGCCATCCACCATGAACTGGCCGTTGCTGGCGAAGAAGATGGCGTCCCCATCCACCGTCACGGAGTTCTTGATGAGGTTCACTTTCTCGCTGTCACTGAATGCGTCAATCGGGTCTGCATCCGTCTCGGTCTGACTCGACTCCTTGAAGAAGTTGTAGAAGTCATTGGAGCGGGTGAAGATGGCCGACTCGCCGCTGGTGAAGAACAGGCGGTTCTGGAACGTGCCTACGGACTCCACGGTCGCATCGAGGAACGACGGGAACGGGACGGTGGTATCGTTGCCCACGGCCCGGTCATCCCATGGCCCTGCCTGCAACACGAACTGAGGCACGCCGCCCACGATCTGGTCGCGGTACAACTGGTGTGGCATCGTGCGGGCATCGAAGCCCAGCCGTGCGCCACCCTCCAGCGACTCTTCCCACTTCACCTTGCTACCATCGGTGCCGGTTGCCCGGAGCCAATAGTTGTTCTTCTTCACGCCCTCGGTGTTCTGGATCAGGATCGTCCAACCCACAGGCGCATATGGCGGCAGGTAGGCGGGAGACTTGACCCGGCCCTGCACAGCGATCAGGTCGCCACCATTCGCACCGTCGATGGTGGTGATGGTGTTGATGGCTGCGGATGGGTGGGTGACGAACAGGCAGTTGCTGTAGACCTCGACGTTCATCTTCTCGGTGTACACCACACCGCCGTAGGTAGGCGCTGCGTTCTGCGGGGTCGTGCCCCAGTCACCTGTGGCGATGCCCTCCCGCATCATGTAGGCCAGTCGCTGGCAAACGTCGTCGGTCGAGATTCGCTGAGCAGCAGCGTTGGCCGCAGCCTCGTTGCCGCTGTACGTCGAACCCGGCATAGTCAGCGAGTACCGCAGCCCGCCAGTGCCGTCCGTGTTCCCGTTGATGACAACGGTGTACGTGCGGCGGTAGGTAGCGAACTGGCAATACACGATGGCCTTGTTGGTCGGGTTCGGCGGCAACACGTCGGTACGGGCACGCACGGTGACGGAGCCATTCGCAAGGAAGGTGTAGTCGCCGATGGTGCTGAACGAGATGTTCTTGAGCGGGTCGCTGTCCGTCATGTAATCCCACGTTGATTGCGGGGCGCTAACCGGACAAGCCAACCCATCGACTCGGAAGACGTATGGGGTGGCGTGGTCAGGCTCGATGAAGATGAAATACTTCTCTTCATCGCCCCGGTCGTAGAAGTGGATTGTGGTGCGCGCATCGTATGGCTTGTCAGCCGACAGTGGCAGCTCAGCAATGTGCCGAGTACCGATGCGCTTGTACAGGCTATCCAGCACCGACGGGATCATGTTCTCTTGCAGAGTGCATTGCCCGTTGATGCGGTCGCGGTCAGCCTGCTGGCTCATGCCTTGGATGGGTCGCCCCATGCCAGCTTGAACTCGGCCCATGTGACCTCCTAGTTGTTATTCATGAACCCGCCGATGCTCGCAATGTCATGGCGGAGGTTAGGGTTCTGGAACGCATTGCGCTTGCGGTAGGTCGAGTCCTCTTGGTCGAGGTTCGCCAGACTGCGTTGCGCCTGCACGCTCAGGCTCTGGAACTTGGCCTGATCCACGTCCTTGTCGTGGACGTACCAGAAGCGGGCGGCATCCACCACGGCGTCCTTGGCCGTCTGCGGCAGGTCATCGTAGTCAACGAATGCCACGATGTCCAGCGGGATGTACTTCAACACTGGGTCAGCCAAGGCTGTCAGGTCGAACCCGTACTCCTGCATGTCCATCAGGTGGTTGCCCCGCACTGCCAGCTTGACCTCGCGCAACTGGTGGGTGCGCTTGAGTCGAACGGCGAGGCAGGTGTTAGGCAGGACAACCCGCCCGGTGGTTGGCGCAGGGTAGAGCTTGTGGAAGCCCTCTTGGTTGAACCAATAGCCCTTGCCCTTGTTGGTCTGGATGGTGGAGCTGATGCTGTCCAACACCCGGTTGATGTCGCCCGCATCGACGTGATAGTCAATCTCGTTGAGCGACGTGATGCCCGCTTGCCCCATCGCATCCAACACTCGGTTGATCGCGTGGAGCTTGGTGTTCTCGGGCACGAATCCTGCTACCTTCATGCGTCCTCCTAGTCTCACACTGTGAGACAAAAATAAGCCCCGAGGCCAACCCGAAGGTCAGCCAAGGGGCAGGGTGTTACTCGCCGGTTTGCAGGGCAGCCGGTTTGACCATAGCGGCCACGGCAGCTTGCACCGCCAGCGCGAACGCTTCGGCAGACTGAGCGCCCGGCCCGGTTGGGTCAGCGCCGTCGAACGAATCGACCTGCATGCGCTTACGCTTGACGCGGGTGGTCAGGCGTGCGGTCACGTCTTCCAGCGAAGCGTCGGTAGCCTCGGCACCGAAGCCAGCCATCAGGTGTTCCCAGCGATCAGGGATAGCACCTTCAGCCAGATAGCTGTCGATGTACCACGTCTTGTTCGCTTGGTTCCACCAGATTTCGCCGGTCAGTGCGATGGAGCGACCGACCAGCAGACCTTCGTTACCGAAGATCACGAACATGCACGCTTCTTGATCGTCGTTCACGTCGTAGCGGTAGCCGTTGGTTGGCTTGCTCAGCAGGTGGTGGTCGTTCACCAGACCGTCGATGTCGATGTGGTCGCGGTTCTTGTTCGGGAAGTGGTTGGTCGGAACAACAGGGATGTTGTAGGACTTCAACACGAACCCGGTCACGCCAGCAGCACCGTAGGTGTTGTAGCGAGCATCGCAGACGCGCTCGGCGTCACGCAGGCTGTTGAACACCGGCCATGGCATGGCGATGGTCAGCTTGGACAGGTCGAGGTCTTGCAGGACTGCCTGCTCGATCACCAGTTCCACGAAGGTCAGGATGCGAGTCGGGTCGTCGAGGTTGAAGAACTTGTCCTGCGCAGCAACCGAGAAGCCGTGGCCCTTCACGCGAGGGATGCCATTGCGGGCGGTACGGTTGTTGATGAGCGCACCGTAGATGCACTGTTGCAGGAGCATGCGATCTTCCAGCTTCTTGATCGCGGTCACTTGCTCTTCGGCCAGCTTGCCTTTGACCATGATGTCGTCTTGCACGTCGTCGAGCATGCCGACCACGTTACGGGCGATCACGGTGGTGTCGATCACCAGCGAGTTTTTGTCGAACTCGGCTTGAGCGCCGCGCACGTCTTTACCCGGAGCCAGTGCTTGCACTTCGGTGGTGCCGAGGTACTTGTTCGACACCGAGTTGGTGCCTTGCACTTGTTGCAGGTCGAAGTAGGACATCATGCCCATCAGGTTCACGTAGGCGCGCTTGATCTGGCCGGTGAACTTCTCGAATGCCAGCGACTGTGCTTCGCCGGACTTGCTTACCTTGGGATCGACCAAGTTGTTAACGTCGGACATCGGATACCTCTCTTGTCAATTAGGAACGAGGGCAAGCGATTGCGCGCCTGCCCTATCTATACTGCAACTTAAATCAGCGACCCGCCCGGATCGACTGGCTACGCAGGGCGTCAACGCGCTTCTGGTAGTCACGGTCGTTCCAGTATTTGTCACTGTCCATCAGCTTGCTGTACTCAGCAGCCGAGATGAAGCCCTTGGCGGTCGGGTCTTCGTCACCCTTGTTGGCGTTCGCGTCACCGTCGCCCAGCAGGTCAACCGAGCGGTCGCCCTTGGTCAGCTTGTCGTGCTGCGCCATCTGCTGCTTGGCCATCTGGATGACCATGCGCTGGGCTTCCCAGTTGTCGCCACCCATGATCGCGTTGTAGCTGCCGATCTGCTTCTGGTCGAAGTTGGCGACGATGAACGACTCCAGAGCTTCCAGCCCGTCCTTGCCGCCCACCAGCTCAGCGTACTCCTTCTGCACAGCTTCCTGCGCAGCGGTGGCATCAGCCTGAGTCTTGGCGTGTGAGGCGATGGTCTGGTCGTTCAGGCCCTTGTACATCGACAGGTAGCCATCGACCATCAGCTTGCCGAACTTGCCTTCCAGCTTGGCGCGGGTGTCGGCGGACAGCTCGAACTTGCCGTCCTTGGCGAACAGCTCAGCCAGCAGGGCTTTCTGATCCACTCCAGCTTTGGTCAGGGCAGCAGCGATTTCGTCAGGCACGGTCACTTCCACGGCTTGGTCGCCGAAGTACAGCACGTCCTTCTCGTCTTCGCTGGTCTGCTCTTGCTCGTCCTTCTTGACAGGGTTGCCGTCAGCATCCAGTTCAGGCTCAACGATGGGGTTGCCCTCAGCGTCGAGCTTGGGCTTCTCGCCCTCTTCTTCGGTGCTGCCGGTCTGGTTGCCTTCGCCACCAGCGCCCGTAGTTTCCTCGGTCGGGTTGGTAGCTGGGCCTTTGTTGCCGGTCAGGTCAAGCACGCCATCGGGTGCGGTGTTGTTGATTACTTCCACTTCGGTCGCCACGTTACATACCTCCGTTGCTATTCATGAGATTGTCAGCGATGGTTGGCACGGCCTTCTGCAAGCCCTCGGTCATCATCTGCTGCTGTTGTGCTTCCTGACGCTGGGCCTGCGCCTCGGCGTATTGGTCGTCCGTCATCATGAACGGCAGAGTCAGGTTGAGCTGGTTGCTGATGTACTGGGTGTAACCGCCCCAGTCCACTCGCTCCTGAATCGGTTGCGGCCAAGCCGCTGGCATACTGACCATCTCGGTGAACTGCTGGATACGATCCAACTCGCTCATCTTCGACAGCGCTTCGATGCCGGTCATCAGGGTGATCTTGATGTGCTGGCTACCCAGCTCCATGCCGATCCGGTTGAGCAACAGGCGTGCATACTTCTTCTGCAAGGTTGGAGCCAGCAGGGTGTAGTTGCCGCCGAGCGCTTGCTCGTTCGACTGGCTGTCACGGCGAATCTCGTAGGCGGTGACGCGCTCGGCGTTCCGCTGAATCTGCGAGTCCATCATGAAGGCTTGGCCCACACGTCGCTCGTACTTGTCGAGGACTTGGGTGATGGGCGTGAAGTCCGCGTACTTCTCCAACTGGAGGACACCGATGTCGTCGATGTTGCCATACACGTACTCACCAGTCGGGCTGTTGATGAGGTGGTCAACGTCGGTGGTCGCACCCGGCTTCACCAGATACTTGACGTCGGCCATCAGGATCATGCCCTTGGCTACAGCTTCGGACAGGAACTGGATCATGTGCAGGTCGCCTGCGTGCAGCTCCACCTTGGAGCGGCCATAGTCCTCGCCGTAGTTGGCTTCCCAGCGCAGCACGATGAACGGGAACCGATCCTCATGCACTCGCCACTCGTCGCCAACCTTGTTGCCTTCCGCCTCCTGCGTGATGATGAAGAAGTCTCCATCCTTCACGCACTGGGTGTAAAGCTCGATGTTCGTGTCCTGATCCTTGCCCGCTGGGCTGGCCCGGTTCGCCCGGATGACAGCCTGAATGTTCGGCGGGAATGTATCCAGCGCCTTATGCTCCAGCAGGATCAGCTTGAGCAACGACCCGGACTTGTCTCGCTTGACGACGTACCGGTTCAGCGGGTAGTTCACTGCCTCACCTTGGCGCGGTGTGTACAGGCAGGTGTTGCCAATCGCCAACAGGTGGCGGATGGCTTGGCCGATTGCAGACCGGCCACTGATGCGCTCATGCTCAAGCATCGCTTCCTTGACGGCAGCGGCCAGCAGGCTCTGAGCTTTGACGACAGCACCTGCTTCCTGCTGCAACTGCAACAGGGTAGCTTGCTGAATCTCCGTCCCGAAGAACGGGGAGTGCGGCGGGAACATGGTCATCACCAGACGGTTCTCCAGATGCGTCAGTGCCGAAGCTCCGAAGCTCTGCCAGCCGGTGGTGTTCATGCTGTCGCCGTAGTCGCCCATGCCTACGTGGTCGAAGTCAACCAGCAAGTGCGGGATGGTGTAGCGACTGAATCGCTTGCCACGCTCAACGAACGCATTACGCATCGGCTTGAGCTTCTCGTACTGCTGCTTGATGGTCTTCGACTTCTGGCCACCGCTGTGCTTGACGTTAGCGCGGCCTCGTAGGGTCAGGTCGATCTGTCCCGTCTGGTGCGTTACTGGTCGTACATCGCGGTTCATAGCGCCTCCTTATACAGCGAGGCCAGTGCCAGCGGCGGACTTCGGGCGTACCAGTTGACGCTTGCCCTGACTTACGCCAGTGTCCACGTCGCCATCACCCAGCGTCACGTCCTCGGGCTGCACGTCTACGGTGCGCTCAGGGCGATCAGCGGTGAAGGTTTCCTTCGGTTTCTTTGGGCTGCTGCTCATGGTAACTCCTTGCGGTACTCTGTACCGATGTGTTGGTATCCCATGCGCTGGTAGAACTCGGCGGTCTTATCTTCGTGGATGCCCGATGCGACAGACAGTTGAACCGAAGTGGCCCCACGTTCTGCTGCCCATGCTTCCCAAGCCTTGACCAGCTTGTAACCAGCGCGGCTTCCCCGGTAGTGCGGCTCGACATATAGGAGCGTGTCCATCGCCAGCTTGGCCGGGTTCCAAGGTAGCGCACAACAAAAGCCCCACAGGAATCCCACAGGCTCGTTGTCGTCGAACACGATCAGGAAGCAGCCATCATCCATCATGATGGTAGCTGCGGCCTGTTGTAGCGAGTAGTCCAGTTCAACCGGATAACCCTTCGTGTTCGCCTCCTTCGAGTAGCGGTCTGCCAGTGGGGCGATTAGTAGCATGTCGAGCAAGGTTGCTTGACGAGTGTGGATCATGGCTTGAACACTGCCTCGATCTGGCGCCGTAGCGCACGCTTCGTGCTATTGGCTACGAACGTCCCCAAGGGAGTCGTAGGAGTTTCTGAATCTTCTGCCAGAAAACTCATCAAAGTTTCGTAAGCCTCTGCTCCAATACGTTGCACCTTGGGTGCGCCCCGTACTGGCAGCGACCCACTGTGACCTTGCATTGAAGGAGAGAGATGGCGATCATTCATTCGAGGTCGTCCTCTCCTGTTGCGGTTGATAGAGATGCCACAGTATCTACGATGGCATCGACCCGTAGGCCATGTCGTTCTGCCTGCTCGCGCAGGTCTTGTGGGATGTCAGACCCAGCTTCCGCTAGGTCGTACACCGCCTTGAAGGTATCGTATTGTGTCAACTGATCCTCCTATACTGCAACTTAAAAGTCGCCAGTGGTTTTGTCGTGGCGTTCCTCCATCACCTTGGGCAGACGGATAACGCCCTTGGAGCTGTCGGACAGGCCGCGAACGCGGTAGACCTTATCGACTGGATTGTCAACGTGGCCGATGGGCTTGGTGCAGAAGCCGTGGTACAGACGTTCCGCATCAGCGTGCGTCCAGCCCTTGCCCAGCATGGCCTTGACCAGTGTGTCGCCTTCCCACTTGAAGATCAGGTTGGCAACCTTGTTGGCGTACTTGCCGGTGCCTTCCTCGATGCCCACACAGCGCAGGTCGTAGTTCACCTCGCGCACCCACTTCATCATGCGCCAGCCCTTGTGCCCCGCTTCCCAGCCGGTGGCCGGTTTGAACACAGCGCCTTCCTCGCCAGCGTCGATGCACTTGCGTGCGTAGGCTTCCACCTCGTCCTCGTTGTGCAGGATGACAAACGGCAGGATCGTGTAGCGGCCCGGTGGCGTAATCATCAGGTTGCGAGCCATGGTGTTGTGCCGCTGGCCGTAGTGGCGCTCGGTGTAACCATGGATGAACTCGTCGATGGTCAGGGCATCGTGCAGGTACAGGTGCAGGTTCTCGGTCAGCTCCTGCTGGTCGTCATCGAGCGGCTTGGTGCGGTTCGGGTTGACGATGCCGGACAGGACTTCCAAGGAGCAGAAGTCGTTGCACAGCTCAGCGAGGTACACGCCACACGGGAAGATGGCATTGACCAGTTCCTTCTCCAGATGCTCCACGTTGGTCATCTTGCGACCAGTGCGGTTGTAGATGAACACGCCGGACATCAGCACCACGATCAGTGCATAGACGCCATCCTTCTTGACCTGACCGGCCAGCGGGAACTTGACTTCCTTGTGCAGCTTCTTGGCGTTCACTTCCTGCCAGTGCTTGAGCTTCATCACCGTCTTCTCTTGCGGACGGTGGTTCGGGCGGGCACCCATGGCAGCGAGGTGATACCAAACGGTTTGACGATCAGACACGGGTGGCCTCCAGATATTCGTAGGTTTGCTGGGCTTGCTCAAGAGTCAGCTCCAGTTGTTTGCCGGGTGCCCACAGGTACTCAGCCACCGCGATGCAGTGAGCCTGAGCCAAGGTGCTTTCCCGGTAGTAAGGGAACGTGATGCGCAGGCGGAAGTCTGAGCAGTAGACATCCACCTCCACGTCGCGGATGCAATGGTTCACGAAGTTGTTCAGCACCCACGGGTCGTTGACGTCACGCTCGCAGTTTAGATGCGCCATCACGGGCCTCCGGTTTGTCCAGCAGGCCAACGAAACGCAGCAGCCAGATCAGCAGGCGCAGGAACCAGTTGCCCTTCGGAGGGCGCGGGTTAGTGCTGTTAGGGAGTGCGAAGGCTTGGTCATACGCCTGACGATACTTGAAGCGGCAATCGACTGGCACCTTGGACAGATCAAGGGGCAACCGATGAAGCCCACGTTGAAAGCCGATGTTCGAGAAGTAAGCATGACGGGACATTTAAGCCTCCAGTGTGCGGATGATGTTCGGGATGAGGGTACGGATCAGCGAGCCGTAGGTCTTGTCCAGCGCGTTGAACACACGGTAGGTGACGAGGTGGTCAGGCAGGCGGGACTCGGTGGCGGTGCCCTCGAACTCTGCGTTGCTGCTCGACACTTCGATCACGATGTTGCAGGCGCAGGCTTCGTTCTGCGGGCGCACGTCAGTCACGACGACGACGGTGGCACCACAGGCGGCGACCTCTTCCTGCAAGCGGGCGATCCAGAACAGCGGGTCGAGCTGGCGGGCAGCTTGGCCCAGCACGATCAACAGGTCACGGCCTGAGCCAGCCATCTCCCACCCGTCCTCGTCTGCGAAGAACTCGATGGCGTGCTTGGCTTGCTTGCGCTGGAGTTTCAGCTCATCCTTGATGGCAGCGGCCCAGCCTTCCATGAACTTGTCGGTGGCTCGCTCGGGCAGCAGGCCACGCTGACGCAGCCAGATGCGCAGGCCGGTCAGGCTGATGCGGTACACGGACAGACGATCCTTGTTGTCGTCGATGTCCTTCGGGTCGCAGCCAGACACAGCCACGGCGCACTGGCGCAGGGCCTTGGCGAAGCTGGTACGGTGTACGGTGTAGTTGCGGCGAACCAGCTCGTCGATGAGGATGGTTGCACCGAAGTCCTTGCCAGAGCGCTTGGCTCCGTTCATTCCGATGATAGTGGTCATAGCTACCTCTTGGGTTTGATTGGGGGCACCCTCACGAATGAGGGCTAAGGTTTCACTTGAGCAGGTTGAGCAGCTCAGGTAGGAAGTCAGCGAGGCTGACACCGCGGTCGAACGTCACGGGCATGTAGCGGGTGCCGTGCTTGAGGCAGAGCTGTGGGATCACGGCCCGTTGGTACAGGTCGAGTTCCATCAGCCGCTTGTGGTTCCAGTGTTCGTCACCGGTCTGGCGGCGGGCACGGATGCGCTGGTTCTGCCGGGATGGCGCGGTGTGCATGTGGACATACAGGTCTGGCACGTTGTCCGCGAGCTGTTCCTCCAGCGCCACGATGCGGGACATGCGCATGGACTTCTCTTCGAGGTCAGCGCCCAGCAGTCGTGCCATCTCACCGGCAATCTCGCCAGCATCACCCACTTCGATGAACTCGATGTCCATCCCTTTGCAGGCGATCTGTAGCTGGGCGATGATGGTGGACTTGCCGGAGCAAACCCCACCGCCAACGATAACAACCTTGGTCATTACAGGCTCCCTACCCAACGGCCATCGCTGTTGAGTTCCATTGGAATCAGTTGAGGCACGCCCTTGATAATCACAGCGCACCCGAGGATCGGCTTGCCTACGAAGTTGTCACCGTAGGCGAAGGCCGGGTTGGTTGGGTCGATCAAGCAGCCGCTGACCATCGCCCAGTATTGCTTGGACGTGGACTGCGCGTACTCCAGTTGGAACTTGCCATGCTCATGACCCACCGCCAGATTCTGGCCGAGGTGAGCAGCTACGCCCAGCTTGTTGCTGGTTGCCTGATGGCGGAAGTTGACCACACCTTTGTCGGTCTTGATCTGCCACTCGAAGTTCCAGCTCCAGCCCTGACCGCTGCCATCGGGGAACAGTACCTCGCGGTAGGTTCGCAGATACTCGACGGGAATGCCGAAGTGCTTGGCCTTACGGTACAGCAGGGAACCGTGGTTGGAGTGGCACAGCAGCATACGAGGGAACGCACGCTCCAGCTTGTGCAGGAACTTGCGAGCCTCTTGCAGCTCACGACCGGCGCTGTCGAGGTTCGGGTCGCTGTCGTGGAACGACATAGCGTGGCCGTCAGTCTCGTCGCCAGCGTTGACCACCAGAGTCGGACGGTAATGCGCAGCGACAGCGATTAGGAAGTCGAGGGCGTCCGGGTGGTGGTACGGCGCATGAAGGTCAGGGATGTGCAGGATCACCGAGCTGTCGCAGTCGAAGTCATAACCGAGGTGATCCTCTGGCTTCGGCTCGCGGTACTCACGCATGTCCTTGATGACCCGGTTGGCCTTGGTCAAGGTCATGTAGTGTTCGCCGTTCTTCTTGAGGGTGTCGAACTGCTTGGCCCAGTACCGTGCGAGCTGGTGGCTCACGATGGTGCCGTGGGTGTTCGCAGTCAGGATCGACGCCATCTTCTTGAAGTCAGGCTTGATGCCCTTACCCTTCGAGCGCTCCAGTGCAGCAAGCACTTGCTCGTCGGTGAACAGGTTTCGGATACGGTTGGACATTGAGCCTCCGGTTACTTAGAGGCGCGAGACGCAGCAGTCTTGGCACGCGCTGCTGCGTTCTTCTTGTTACGGGCCTCCGTGGGTGTAAGGAACGTATGGTGAACATACGGCGTTTGAGGTGTGCTGTGCAGCTCATAGTAAGCGACCAGCCCTTTCAGCAGGTCTACGATTTCACGGGGCGACTTGCAGCCACCCCAGCGAATGCACAGGTTGCGCAGCTTACCTTCGAGGCCATTAACCCCGCGAGGCAGAGCTGCACGGATGATACCCGTCTGGTGGTTATGATCCACCACGACGTTGCTACTGGTCATGCCCTTGAGCGAGCGGCCCGTGATTGGGCACAGCCCGCCTTGCTTGGCGATGAGTTCGGCTTTGATCCGAGGCAGGTCGGAAGCCTTGGTCTTTACTCGTTCCATTCTGGATCGCTCCCCTTCGGCAGTGTGCTGCTGGCTCGCCAGATGTCCCCCTTGAAGGTCTGCATCCACGCCAGCCGCCCTTGCTCCAGCATGCGCTGGTAGGCGGTGAGGTGCTTGCGGCCTCCACGGAAGTTGGTGGCGAGGTGGGTACCAGTGCCGTAGTGTTCCTTGTACGCACCGAGGACGGCGGTGTACAGCTCCTTCTCGGACTGGCACTTGTCCAGCAGGTCATAGGCGTAGGTCGGCCCCTTCCCCGGAATGCCGGAGTAGTTGTCGGCGTCATCGCCAATGAGCAGTTGTGCATAGAAGAACTTGAGGCCGGTGCCTTTCAGGTCTACGATGCTCACGGACTCCTTGCGCCCCAGCAGGACACGCTTGGTTTTCACCTCGCCTGCCTTGGCACCACGCGACCACGTATCATACGGGCCTTGGTGCATCGCTGGGTTGACAGGCTCACCTTTGACGAGTGGCCATTGCGCATAGTCGTTGACCTCGTTCAGCTTGGTCTTCGGCTCCAGCACACCGAGCTTGTCGATGAACCGGAGTACCTGCTTGCGTGGGTCGTAGTGCAGCCCGCCAGTGATGCAGCTATCCTTGTCGGACGAGCAGACCACGGTGGTGCAGAACTCCCGATGCTCAGGCGAACCAACGTCCACGCCCAGCACTTTGGCTGCGTCGTAGACTGCGATGCTGATGAGGTCGTCAGCTTCTTCGCCATCCGATACGATGGCACCCAGCAGCTTCACCACGTCCTCCTTGAGTTCGTAGAAGTACGGTGGCTTGTCCGGGTTGCGCTGACCTTTGTAGTCCTCAGTGAAGGCGATGTCCAGACGGAAGTTCTTGGCACTGTCCGTTACGAACAGCAGCGCCGAGTCACAACCAGCAGCAGTGATCCACGCATTCAATTCCTTACACAGCATCTCCCATGCGTCCGCGTACTGCGGGGTGTCACGGAGGGTGGCTGCGTGTCCCTCGTCTACTAGGTAGCAGGCTTGGGTGTAGCTCAGTGCGTAGTGAGCTGCCACTGCATACCCGATCTGGTACGGCAGCAGGTCAGCATCGACTAGCGCGGTGCGGTTGCCCGAGGTGGGCCACAGCTTGAAGTGAATATCACGCTCGGCAATCTCGCCGCCGTAGTTGAAACCATCAGACATCATAACCTCCAGATAATGAGGACATGATAATGATGATGATGGTGTACAAAAGAAAGCCCCACCCTAGACAACTAGGATGAGGCTACGGGTGAAACCTTACTCGAAGGTTTCTTCTTCGGCAGCCGGGGCTTCGGCTTCACCGGCTTCGCCAGCTTCTTGCTCGGCAGCAGGCTGGACGCCCACTTCCTTGTACAGCAGGTAAGCGGCAACGACGTTGGCCTTGGCGATCAGGCCCTTGTCGGTAGCGCCTTCGCCAGCGGTGGCGCGAGCGAACGACAGACCTTCGGCGAAGAACTTCAGCGAACCCAGCTCAGCGGTGGCTTCGGCTTCGGTCTTGTGGGCTTTCTTGCCGACCAGCTCGCCGGAGGTTTCGTCGATGACAACGAACTGGTCAACGAATTTACCGGCAACGACGGTGGCCAGAGCTTTAACGATCAGGTTTACGGAACGGGACATGTGACACCTCTCTATCTAATGGGGCGAGCGGAATTGCTCTATCTATACTGCAACTTAATTAAAGGAAAGCAGCACGGTGTAGCACCCTACCAGTTCGGAGTCCACTTGCCCTAGCTTGTAGGCGGCGAAGAGTCCTTGCGACGTGGGGTGCTATCCTTGGTGCCTTACTTGAGGTGGGAGTACGTGGGTCAGACGCAGGCTTACCATAAAGGGAATGCGTGTGCCTCTTGCTACTATGCCAACCACAAAGCAGTCTCACACTGTGAGACTTGTTTCATCAGTGGCGCTATGCGACTTTGTGCGCGGCCACTCAGCGGTTCATTGGAACCACCGGATTCTTTCGGTGAACTGTCGGAACATGCAACACCTCCTTATCTATACTGCAACTTAAACCCAGCGTTTAACTCGGGCTACAGTGTGCATCGGGAAGTCGTAGTTTGCACGGTCGCCCTTGTCGTCCTTGAAGTTGACGCAGACGAAGCCATCGCGGTACACGACGTGCAGGTCTTCGGTGCCCGGCCCTTCAACGAACACGGGGCCGGTGTAAGCCTTGGCTTGCTCGGCCGTGGTGACTACCTCGTCGTCGGACTTGGCCAGACGGGCAGCACCAGCAGCAGCAGCGCAGGCGGCGATCAGGTGAATCTGTACGCCGCGTGCCTTCATTCGCCGAACTCCTGTTCTTCGTTCAGGGTTTCGACATTGCCAGCCGGGGTAGGTGCTGGCTTCCCGTCGGAGTCGTCACCGGACTCGTCGTCCGACTTCTTCTCCTTGCGGGTGTAGCGCTCTTTGTCGCCGTCGAAGATGGACTGGATGAGCGCTTGGCTTGGGTGGGTGCCCGCCTTGAACTCTTCGGTCTGCATCACGGTTTCCGCGAACTCGCGTACCGGGTGCAGCTTCTCCAGCACTTCCTTGGTCAGCTCGCCTTCCAGCACGAAGCCGGGTGCGCCTTCCAATGGTGCGAAAGCCGGGGCATTCTCCAGCAGCTCCAGAGTGTCCTCGGAGATTTCAGCCATGCTGGCGAAGTTCACGAACTTCGGAGTTCCATCCTCATTCATCTCCTTGCCGCCCTTGAGCGACAGGCTGACGAGCTGGTTGCCCATGGTGGCGAAGCCTTTGTGCTTGGCCATGCCACCCATCGCAGGGATGAAGGTCTTGTGCAGGAAGGACTTGTCGCCCTTCTTGAGCGGGAAGCCCTTGATGAAGAACATCGGGCTGCCGTCGTCCAGCTTGTCTTCCTTGCCCAGCAGGTGGAAGATAGCGAACGCATACGGCGCAGGTGCCTTGACTTCTTCGACGCCCTTGTTGCGGTAGGTTTCCGCGAAGGTGCCGACACGAATCAAGCCCCACAGACGGGCGTTACGAGCGCCTACCTTGGGGTTCTTGAACAGGCTTACCGTTTCGGCGACTGAGCCGCCGTAGTCAAAATCGTTGGACATGTAACCTCCAGTTGATGAAAGGATGAAAGGGCAAACTTCTGCTTGCCCTATCTATACTGCAACTTAATTAGTGCGTGTCATGCCACGACTTGCCGATCTTGTACTCACCCGCCAGTGGGATGTTGAGCTTGAACAGCTCACCGGTCTTGGTCATCGTCTCAGCGAGGATGGCCCCGGCCCTGTGGTACTTGCGCGAACAGACGATGATGCCGTCCTTCGCTGATACCTTACTGGCGGCTGACCACATGCGACCTTCAACGTCAATGTGGACACGCTTCTCTTCGACATCGAAGACAGCCTTGATGGCCTTCTTCTCGTCCTGCCCTTCTGCTACCTGATACGGCAGCTCGTACTCAATGCTCAGCACCTCGTCCTCGGGGACTTCCATCTGCACCTCGTCGTGTACGTTGGCGATGAAGCGAGGATGACCCAGCTTGTCGAGAGCAACGCCCTCTTTCTTCATCTCGTTCTCGGCCAAGCACAGACCGTACTTCATGGTCAACGAACCAGTCATTTGCAGCAGCACGTTCAAGACAGTGTGAACCTTGATCTTCTTGCCGCTGCGGCGGATACGACCCCAGCGTCCGTCGATGGCGTGCAGATAGCCGAACTGGTTGCCCTCGGCTTCCAGACGGTCGATCAGTGCAGCCAGCGTTGGCAGCTCACGACGGAAGCGTGCAACACGCTGCTCCATCTCGGCTTCGCTGATGCCACATACGCGGGCAAGGTTCTTGATGCCCGACCCGTACAGGAATGCGTAGATGAATGTCTTCGCAGTGTCCCGCTTGAGCAGGCCAGCAAGCTGCTGGTTGTGGCTGTGGATGTCACCGTGCAGCACGACCTCGATGTACGTCGGGTCATTCATGAAGTGCGCCAACATGCGCAGCTCCAGACCCGATCCGTCGCAGCCCAGCACCATCATGCCCTTACCTGCGATGAACAGGTGGCGCAGTGGGTGCAGTCCGCGAGACGGGATGTTCACGACGTACTTGTGCCGCATGCGGAACGTGTTGGTGCCGATGGAGAACGCAGCCGCAGGGACGCGCCACTCATCGTCTGGATCGACCGGCCACTCACCCATCTGGGCGAAGTAGTCCTGAGCCTCGATGCCCTGCTCACGGTTGAACGCACGCGCCATGAGGCCACGGCACTCGCGCTTCCCGCTGGCTTGGCGCGGCCACTCCTTATGCTCAAGGAAGTATTCCACGTCGCCCACGTTCAGAATCTGAGAGCGACGGGATCGCAGAACGTACCAGCTCACCAGACCTTGCAGGAACTCAGGCACCGAACCATCACGCTCGGCCCACGCCTTCAACGATGTCTCGTCGATCTTGCCAGACCACGGCTTGGGCGGCTCACCAGATGGGTTCTCGTCCGACTCCATCCACGCCTCGTCGCCCTCGGAGAAGTTCACGCCACGCCACCCGCGAGGGTAGAGGACGTTCTCTTTCATGTACTCCAAGTTCCCCAGTCCGATCTGCTCGTAGACGATAGGCGTGAACGGGCCAGCGACCAGAGGGTCTTTGGTGTCGTTCTTGTTGCCCACCATCTCGGGGAAGACTTTCTTGAGGTTGGCCGAGTAGTCGCCCGACTTGGTAGTGATGGCCCACATTGTGGCTCGACTGCCGATGCGCTGCTCAGTACGAACGAGCATCGGGGTGAGCGCTTGACGGAGCCATGTACTGTCGTCGTTGAAAGCCTTGGTGTAGGCGGCGCACGTTGCGTCGATGTGCTTACGCTTCATCGGCTCAGTGACGAGACGGTCAGGGATGTGCGGACGAATCTTGGTGGCGATGTCCTCCATGTCCTGACCCAGCTTGTCCCAGTCCTTCTTGGCTTGGGGCATGTCGAGACGGAAACCACGGAGGGCCTGACGGGTGATGGCCAGAGCTACCTGAGACTCCATGCGCAGGGCAGACGAGATGCCGAAGCCGGTGGCCTTGTTGGCCCCGCGCTTGACAGCCTCTGCCCAGTCGCCGTGCATAAGCCAGAAGAACATGTCCCGGCCAATGATGGTGTCCTCGATGCAGCGGTGGATCATGTGGTCAGTCAGGTGCGACCAGTCCTCGTTGTCGGGCTTGAAGCGGCCGATGCGGATACCATGCGCCGCGATGCTGTGGGCACCGATGTTGCCGAGGCCAATGGCAAACGCCTGTTGCGGCGGCTTGCGGTCAGGGTTGGTCAACTGGCTGATGAGCATGGTGTCCATCATCTTCATCGGGAAGTACGCCTGATGCTCGCGGTCTTTACCCCGGCGCTCAAGGTAGTTGTACTTCCACACCTTCGGCCAGACGTACTCCAGCAGGAACACGTCATAGCCCACGCCGTTCTGGAACACCAGCGACTCGGCTTCCATCATCATGTGCAGCGCGTCTTCGAGGTAGCCGTCTTGGCCTCCCTCTTGGTCGAGCTGCACACGGGCGCTGTTGCGCTTCTCGTATGGGTCGAAGAAGACGAACGTCTCCTGCGTGAAGGCGTCGGTCAGGACAATCTCATGCACGCAGGTCGGGTCGTTGTATCGCAGTGCAGGCAGCAGACCTTCGGCCTCGCTGTCCACGATGAGGAAACGGCCCTTGCCGCTGAGCCGCTGCCCTTTCGGGTGCATGCTCGGGTAGTGTTGTAGAGTGTCCATGGCCGCTCCTTACAGTGGCAGGTCGTGATTGGTCGGTGCTTCGATGCCTTGGATGGCGTCCCACTTCTCTTCCATGTACGCGATGCGGCCCGGTGCCAGACCCTCGCGGGTGATGCGCAGGCCGTGCTTGTCCGGGTGGAAGGTTCCGAGGAACACCGGGGTGGTGCCAGCGATGACGAACTGATTCAGATTGCAGTCATGCTGCGCGACGAGGTTGCCAGCTTCATGCTCGGTATCGTAGAAGACAATATCGAGCGAGAGCATGGGAACTTGTACGACCAGCCGGACGCAATGCTCGGCTTCGGTTGGTTCCGAGGGCGCGAGGGTGGCGGCGCGGGGATCGTCAAGATAGTCGTTGTCGCTGGTCGCGTTGGGGTGCGCTTCGCCAGACCAGAACTGCTTGACCGGGTAGGCGTCTTCGATCCGGCTGATGAGGTCAGACAGGTCGCTGATGGTGTACTCTTGAACGCCGACTGCGATGTCGATGTCCTTTGCGTTGCGGTCGTAGTGAACGTCACGGGCGAAGCCTCCACAGATTACGCCTTGAAAGCCGCACTCGGACAGCACGGCGAGGATGGTGTTGGCACCGGCCAACAGATTACGGTTATGAGAGTTCATGGGGGCACCTCTAAGGTTGTGGGTTGTTACCTGAAAAGCCCCATCCGGTGAGGGATGAGGCAGTGTGCTACAGGGACAGCTCGGGGCCGTCAACTTCCAGCACGTTGACTTCGATGTACGGGTACGCCTCTTGCAGCGTCTCGCGCATCTGGTTGGCGAGCTTGTCGCAGTCAGCGTCGTCTTCGAGTTGATCGACCTCGATGGTCAGGGTCATGCGGGCCATGTTATCGGATACTCCGTTTGATGGTGTGGGTGGTTACTGGCACGTTGCACACGCTGCCAGCTACGGACAGAACAAGGAACTCTTGATCCGGGTAGCCACGGGCCAGACGCTCGGCCTCATCCATTGCACTGGTGAGGGTGTCGTGGGTCTTGGTCGGCACGCCGCCGTTCTTGCGCCAGACGTAGAACTCGCCGAGGTCACAGACGTTGATGGTCTGCTGCTGTGGCTGGGGTACGTGCGACACCTTGTTCGCGTGCATCGCCAGCGCCTCGGTGCGGAAGCTGGTGTTCTTCGACCAGTGCGCGGGGCAGAAGGTCATGACGAACGTGTCGATGCTGTAGCTCTGTTCCTTGCCGTTGCGGAACAGCACGACCGCGCCGTTCTCGGTCAGCTTGGTGGCGACACCGATCCAGCCGTAGCGGTTGTTGCGCTTGCCGTAGATCAGGTCTTTGCCTTTGAGCGACAGGATGCCGTTCATACCACCGGCTTCATTTGGCAGGCACAGGGCGGAAATCAATTGCATGGTACACCTCATTTAGTTGGGGGGCAGAACGAACTTGTTCCGCAAAGCAGTCTCACACTGTGAGACTACTTCACTGGACTTAGCTCTGTTGCACGATGGCGGCGCGGGACAGAACCCACTTGGCCAGCTTGCGGCACTGGCTGGCGTCGAAGTCTTGCAGGACTGCACCGAGCGGGATCGCGTAGCCGTTGAGGCCACCGGGGATCGGGGTCAGGATGCGCAGGTACACTTGGCTCTGCGAAGTCCAGCCCCAGTTAATCTCGAAGCGGTACACCTTGCCCAGCAGCTTGATGCCATCCTTCTTGTCGATCCCATGCAGGCGCAGCAGGTCGAGGGTCTGTCCGCTCGCCTTGATCTTGGTGATGAAGGTCGAGGTCATGGCCTCATGGATGCCACGCGCTTGCATGGTCACGTCGTTGAAGTTACGGGCGCTGATGGTCACAGCCTCCAGTGCCTCGGGCGAGCCATCGGCTTGCAGGTCAGCTACGGTGGTCTTGCCCATCAGAAGGTTGGTCAGGTGGTCTTTCAGAATTGCGCTGTTCATGTGAACTCCTAAAGGTTGGGGGCGATAAGGGTGTGGGCCACTCATACCATGGGCGGGATAGATTCAACCCGCGCCACCCTTATCTATACTGCTACTTAAACACCAGTCTCACAGCGTGAGACTAGTACGTCTCTTTCTCGTCCACGTCAAACGGGAGGTCAAGAGGGTCAGTGACCGGCTCGGTCAGCGGTGCCGGTGCGGTGCGGTTGCCACGGCTCTCGCGGGTGCGTGCCGGGTTGTCACCTTGGTCGAAGTTGTCACGCTCGCGCTGCTCCGGTGGCTTGTTGTCCGACTTGCGGCCCACCTCGGGCAGCTCATACAGACCTTCAAGCTCCGTGTACTTGCCGGTGCGGATGTCCTTCTCAGCTACCACCACGCTGCCCACCATGTGTCCGATGCCTCGGTTCTTGAGGTTGCGGTACAGGGTGATGCACTTGTGGCGGAACACCTCGGCCATCGTGTTACGTTCGATGCCCCACACAGCGTTGGCCCAAAAGGTAATGGAGCCAGCACCACGGAAGTCACCTTCGTACACCTCGCCGCCTTGGGTGTGGCCGATACGACCATTGCCCCCGCCCACCTTAATCAAGTGGGACAGCAGGAAGATGTTGACTGCGTTCTCATCCTTGAACGTACCGATGCGCTTCATCGTCTCGTCAATCGCCTGCACGCCAGTGGCCACTTGGCCCTTGTCGTTCTTATGCTCGAAGGCAGTCAGGTTGTCGATGACGAAATACTTGTAGCCCATGGAGAGAGCATCTTGCAGCACCTCCATGACCGCATCGACATCCTTGCTGCCACCGAGGTCGGCAATCAGCAGCCGGTCTTGGTTGTCCAGCAGGTCGAGTGCATCGTCGAGGTCTTGCTGGTTGTAGTCGCGGGCGGGATTGTACTCGGCACCGGCTTCCACTTCCTCGGGCAACTGCGGCGGGCTGTTGAAGTCCTTGCCGACCAGCATGCCAGCGAAGGTACGCGCCACCTCTTCCTTCTGGTTCTCAAGGTAGACAACGACGACATCCTCGCCCATGTCCATGAGGTTGGCAACGTGGGCCATCGTGGTGTCAGTCTTGCCGACGCCAGTACCGGCACCCCACACAGCGAGGTAGTGCAGGCGCACGCCAAAGGTGATCTTGTTGAACCCCTTGAGCCAGTACGACTTGCCCATCTCTACCATCTCGCGGGCCTTGGCCTTGATGTCACCCACGCGCTTGAGCTTGCCCTTGACCTGATACTCAGGTGCATTGAACACCGCACTGACGAACTCGGAATCCCGGCCAGCCTTGAGGCAATCGTTCGGGTCTTTGTTGCCATGTGGCATCGCCAGCTTCTTGATGGTCGGGCCGTTGCGCAGGATCTTGGCCACGTCGCGGGCCAGCTTCTCGCCCGTCTCGTCGCTATCAAAAGCGGTGATGACAGTCTTGAAGCCACACAAGAACTCCTTGTGCTTGATGAACTCTTCCAGCGCCTGCTCACCCTTGTTCGGGCCGTACACATGGAACAGCTTGAGGCCGTCCAGATTGGTGCGGGAACCCAGCCCGTCTTGCAGGCCATTCAGTTCCTTGACCAGCATCTGCTGCGCTGCTGCCACGTCGCACTCACCACCTACTAGGAGGCAGATGCCCTTGCGCTGACCACTGGCCGCAACCTTGGCCGCTGCCTGCATACCGAACAGGTCTTGATCCCCGAACAGTTTGCCGAGGTGGCCGAAGCTAAAGTCCTTGGGCAACGTGCGGCACTTGGCACCAACCAGCTCACCGTCTTCGTGACGTGGGTAGTAGTGCCGGTTAACCTTGCCGCCTTCGTCGTGCCCTACGCGGATACCGTACAGCGCAGCGATGGCACCATGGATGCCACGGCTTACGAGGTGCGAGCGTTTCAGCTCACCGAACCACTCGACCTCCCGGCCCCACTCTTCCTGCTTTGCCTCACGCTCAGCATCGGTCATCACTTCCCAGCGATCTGCCATGCGCATGCCGCCCAGTGCAAGGGCACGGAGCAGCGGGTCTTTCAGCTTGCCCTCGGCTTCCATCGTGCGGAACTCGCCGGGGCTGTACTTGATGTCGCCGGTGATGGGCAACTGGTCGATGGGGGTGGCCGTACCAGCCGCCTCATAGTAAGGCTTGCCGCTCTTGTGGAAGTGACCACGCGAACAGTACCCGCCGCCATCCTCGAAGCGGATGAGGTGGTTGCCCGTCTTGTCGTGGCCACACTCGCGGCACTTGACGCACGGTTCGTTCTTGATGATCTTGCTCATGCGTGCTTCTCCACTGACTGCCACCCGACACGCTTGAGTTTCCGTGCCGCAGCGTTCATGTCTTTGCGGGTTTCTTCACGGGTGATCTTGCGCTTCTTGCGGGCGAACTTCTCGTCTACTCGGTTCATCTTTGGATACCTGATTGGGTTGATTATCTACACTGCTACTTAAAGCGGGTCGTCGGTAGTCTCACAGTGTGAGACAAATTCGTCGGGGGTCAGCCACTCTACGTCCTCGAACTCTCGGCCAGTGCGCGAGCAAATGCCATAGCCTGTGACGCCATCGCTCAGCTTGCCATGACGGCGAACCTCGTTGTGGTCGTTGCTCAGCATGTGCTTGCCAGTCAGCTTGTCGGTGAATGAGTACGTCCAGCGGATAAGGGTGGGGCAGCTACGGATCATTACTGTTACCTCTAGATGATGATAATGGAGACTATGAGCCACTGTAGACTACTTACACTACTACACTACTCCCACTACTAGGGACTACTGAGAGCTACTGTTCGCTACTGGGATTCTCCTGTACTGCAACTTAAATCCCGATGCCAGAAAAGTCTCACAGTGTGAGACAAAACGAAGAAAGCCCGCTCAGATTTCTCCGAACGGGCGATAATAAATCAGGCGAAAATGTACTTGCTCTCTCGTACAGCCTCAAGATCAAGGCTACCAGTGGCTGGCAAGTCCAGCTCAAGGTCAGTCATCACACGGTCGCACTGAGCGTCGTAGAAGTCCTTGATAACATCATGCTGCTGGTACATATCCACAAAGGAATTTGTGAGGATACGACGGAGTTTTGCGGTATTGCCAGCGTGAGTACCAAACGAATCGTGAATAACCGCGATGCTAGTGATTGCATTGTTGTGGAAACCCTCGGTTGCCAGCACCAGATGGCTTGCATCCATGCTGTGAACGAAGTTAGGAGCAGCACTAGACTTCATCTTGTTGACGGAAATTACCGGTTCCTCTTCACGCAGGGTAAAGAAGGTGTCGCCCATCATCTGAGTCTTCACACGACGGCAGGTGCTGTCGTAGATGGCCTGATGCACGATGAACCCGGTAGGTGTGACCCACTCCAGCGGCGTGTTGCGCGAGCCGACTTCGTGCGTCACCTTCTTGATGAACTTCATCGCGGCTCTTGCAGCTACCACGACGTGACCGATACCCTCCCAAGTCAGACCCGATGCAAACAGCTCGCCTTGCTGGCGGCTCATGCTACCCTTGCCATCGTTGAAGTTGTGGACGGCTACAGCCTTGCGGAACTGACCACGGGCGCGCTCGTTCTCGTCCTTCTGCAACTGGTCAAGGTGCTGGCTCATCGACTCGCGGCAAGTCATCTGCGACGAACCGTAAGGCAGGGTCATTACCGGCTTCTTGCACAGCGAGCGGGTGACACCGATGCGCAGCCACTCAGCGGCGATCATCTGCGCCTCAAAGGCATTCAGGATGAACGGGGCCTGATGGGCGCTTTCCCAGTCGCCAGCGGTGCGGATGCGATCACCCTTAGCCAGCATGCGCTCGAAGCTCTCGCACGGTACGGTGCCTGCCACGATTTGCTCCATCCAGCTCGCCACGATCTTGGCTACAGCGCCGTAGATGTCCTGTGGCCGGTCGCCCGGTACTAGGTTCACTTCCTTGCCGCCAATCTCGTCACGGAGCATAGCCGAGTAGTGCTGAATCCCTGAGCAAGAACCGTCCATCGCCACTGCAACGCGGCTCAGGAACGTCTCCGGTGCCTCAGTCTCACAGTGTGAGACAAAATCAGCGTACTCGAAGCACCACGCGAGGAACTGCCACGGGCTGTCGGCCTGAGTCCAGTTCGTGAAGGTCAGCGGGTCAGCGGCGATGTCTAGGCAATCGTCGATGAACTCAGCCGACGACACGTTAGCCACGCGCTCGTCAAAGGGCAGCTTGTCCCAGCCCCACACGTTGGCACCGTGTACCTTGAACCAATATTCGCCTTCATCGCCCAGCGCCATCGCGTTAGCGAACTGGCACAGCGCCTTCTGCAAGTCGCCGCCCTGTGGGCTGATGAGCGAGCTTTGCGCGTACACACGACCACGGAAGTCGCAGGTATAGACAAAGTGGATGCGCTCGAACTCTTGATACTGGATACCTTGGTCGATGGTCGCGCAAACCTCACGATACTTGGCCTTACGCTCTGCCTCATCGTTGTAGGTCTTGGCCGCTTCCATCTTCCACGAACGGAAAGCCTCTTGTTGCTCAGGCTCTAGCACGTCCATCAGTTCCTTACCGCGCAGCTCTGCGAAGTGCGAAGGCACCGGGCACGGAGGCATAGCAAGGCGCTCGCGTTCTGGCAAGCCCAGCGGCAAGCCACGCAAGCGCGCTTCGTTGGCAACCTGCAAGATACGTTGGTTTACCCGCCACTCCACGCCCTGCAAGGCGTTCACAGCCGCATAGACGCTCGGCATTTGCTTGCGGGTCAGGCGCGATAGCACCTTGTGGTCACGGCACTTAACGAGCGGCATACCACGACGCATCTTTTCAGTGTGCCAGCCACCCATGCGCGGGCCAGTCCAATCAAGCGGACGCACGACGCAAGGCGCGTAGGCTGGTGACATCTCGCCTACTACGACCTTGTACTCTTCAATCCATTGTTCCATGGCATCTGTCGCTTCAATGACCACCACCTCATCGCGCAAAGAACGATGAATGTTGCGCTTGCGGATAACAGGCACGCCATTAAGCAACATGTTGTTGGCAAACAGCTCAATGAGCTTAGAGCCAAGGTTAAAAATGTCGTTGTCGCTCCAGCCCGTGAACCGCTCCAGCTCTACGCCGTACTTGTCCTTGCGGGTCTGGTCTTCACTCAGCAGCTTTTCAGCATGCACAAGCACGTCATGCCCGTGGCTGTACTTCTGGCTCGCCTGTCGCTTCAAGGACTCTTTAATCGCCTTGATATACTTGGGCGCAGCGTTCTCTAACTTCGTGAATCGAACCTCATCCTCAATACGACGCCCGATTTGCTCGGCGAGGTTCTGAGCGGTTTGGTTCGGATTCATCAGACCGTCAAAGATGGTCTTGATTGCAATGTAGCTACTCACCTCAGTTGGCATGCAACGGAGATGCACCAGCGATGCAGACGGACGCCCGCGCCGGCCTTCATAGTAGTCAAGGTAGGCTTGGATGCCATCGGCCATCGGCTTGACAAAGTTGCGAGTCAAGCGACGGAACCAGTCTGTGTCGGATGCGCTACCGGCGCTGATGGCTCGCTCGTTATTCCTAACGAAACGCTCCATACCAGCGCCGTGCATTTTGGCCTCAATGGCCAGTTGTGTCTCAAGCATGTAATTCCCCTTTAAACCGAACGCACCCGCCTTGCCACAATGGCCACGGTGTCCCGCTCGGTATTGGTCAGTGTACCCTGATACAGCCACTTGTAAAACAGGTTCTTGTCTTCCTTGCGCAGCGCCTCAGCGAAACGAACGCGCAGCCCATAAAGCGGTTGCTCCATGGCTGCTAGTACGCGAAGCTCAAGCGATGCGAAGTCAAGTTGCAACGATGTCGGCCAGCTTGGGTCTAACTCAAACTGGGTTTCATCATGGAACCGGCGTGTGGCTACTAGGTTATGCTTCATGGCGTGATGTTCCTGTTATGACAATGTTAGTCATAGATGCCACCTAAGAAGATGGCATCTAGTCTACCACTGTGAGACTTTATTCAGCATTCAGCAGGCTGTCACGCGCTGCCACCAGCTTGTCAAAGGCTTCGTGCCCGTTGCCATAGCCGCACTTCACAAGATCACGGAATGCGGCCTTGATCTTGGTTGCGCTCTGAGCGTCTTCCTCACTGATACCGAGGACTACCCATGGCGATTTGTGCTTGAACTGTGGCAGCAACGGAGCGCTGGCCGACTTGTTGAACTGAGTCTGTTTGTCAGTCAATTCCTTGATCTGAGCAAGCAACTCACTGACCTGTTTGCGCAGCTCGGCATTGTCCGCCAATACAGCGGCGTCTGCCTCGCCCGTCGCAACCGGTGCAACAGGCGCCGTAGGCGCTTGCGACACGCCGTCAGGCGACGCACTTTCACCCGCTTGAGGCTCGCTAGCAGGTGCGTTAGGCACGTTGCTAAGCGACTCGCTACCCGCTTCCTTGTTGTCGTCCAATTGTTGCTTGACGACAGGCGCAGGCGCTGGATTAAGCAAGAGATTCAGCGTGGTAGTGGTCAGCGAGCCATTGCTAGCCAGCTCGGCGGCCTTGTCCAGCACTTCCTCATCAGCCTGTGTAGCCAGCGCATACAGAACGCGCATGCTGACACCTTTAAACCGATCATCGGTGCCAAAGTGCTCGGCAACGGTCATCAGCTTGTAGGCTTGTGCCTTCTTGATGCTGAAATTCTCAAACGCCCAGTCAAGGAACTTTTGCGACTTCTCGCCTTGCTCTTTGAACTCGGTGTTAGCCTCTTGCAGCAACAAGCCAACCTTGACGGATTCCGTGTGGATACTGTCAAGCGATGCTTGAATCTCTTGCACGATTTCATCCATGCGAGTGATAGCAGTCAGTTCGGCGGCGTTGGTGTTTACTTGAGTCATGATGTTCGTTCCTAGTTGTTTGGCTAGAAAGTTAGCCACTGATAGCGCCGCCTACGTGCGCTATCTAGTCTACCTCTCAATACGCTTGCTTGTGTACAACTGGCAAGTAAATGCACTTGCAGCTAAAGAGCCTTGCCATCGACACCACATTAAGCGGCGCTTGCTGGCAGATACGGCACAGCTTGAAAGCCTGTTTCATGCTTGAATCTCCATGTATACCACTTGTGGCCCGCCGTGCGCCCAGTTCTCTACCCGCTTAGTTTCCTTGAAACCGTGGCGCTTGTAGAACTCGACTAGGTAGCCGTCGAAGCAATCCAGACGCTTAGCGCCTTCGCGGATGGCCCAAAACAGCAGCCATGACCCGATGCCTTTGACGTTGGTGAAGAGGCTGCGCAACTCGCCGTCAATGACGATAAAGCCGCCTGTCACCTTGTTACCATCTTTGGCTAGGTACAGCTTGCAATGATCTTTGTAGAACATCGCTTGCGCCACCTTGTGGTCAGTGTTTGGTCGCGCCGCCCAGTATTGCCGGAAAGCGTTCGCAATGTCGATCGTGACATCCTCGGCACTGGTCAAGCTGGCACCGTTCTTGTTAGTCCGGCGAGCGTGATTCAGAGCGTAGTAGAATGCGGTTTGATCTTTGCACTGAGTGATGATAGAAGCCATTGGTGTTTCTCCGTCGTTTGAGTGATTCCGAAAGCCACCTATTGCTAAGTGGCAGACGTGAATCAAACAAGCTAGGAACATCACTATCTACGTTGTTAAAGAGCGGGTTGGTAGGCTGTTGCCTTCCAACTGGTAGCCATCTTATCTAGTGCTTAGCAGCCTGTCAAGCGTTATTTTCATTTATTTTCGTTGGTGTCAGTATTGCCGTTTGGCGATGCTGCCAGCCGTGTGCGCGGCGTTGTAGGGATTGAATGGCAGGCTAGTATCGCAAGCCCGATCCTCTACCATCTGCAACGCTGCCTCATATTGCTTGTCTGTCAGGTCATAGTCATAGAGTGTAGCGTCTATGATGTTCATCTCTTCACTACTAACGCACTTCATGCTATCACCCCGACAATCAGGGCGATGGCTGCAACCATGCCGACTAGGATACAACCGAGGAAAGCTAAGTCTCCCCATATGGTCATGCCGTCGTCGTCATCGTGACGCGGATTAATGCTGTATGTACGCATGCTTTAGTCTCCCACTGTGAGACAAGCTGCTAAGCACTAGATAAGGTGGCTAAGTTGTTAAAGAACGTGGCCAGTATGTCGGCCTACTCTCTACTTGTCAAGCTGGTTAGGTTAACCGTCTGTCGCCAGACGGCTAGCCGGTTATTCCATGTCGCTAGCTCGGTCACTCGCAATGAGCGCCTTAGCCTTACACAGTAGCGCGAAGCGCTTAGAGCCAGCGTCCCGCCATGGAAGGCCGAACACTTGTGCCCAACGGTGGAAGCTGTAGGCGTGTTGCAGGTAGTCTTGCTTAGTCATGGTGGCTATCTCCTAGTGAGTTAACCTAACCAGCCTGATTGTTAAAGAGCGGTAGAAGCTGTGTTGCTTGCTTCTGGTTGCCCATTCTACAGACCGCCACCAGCGTGTCAACAACTAATTTGCCTATGCTGCAACTTAATTGCTACCGAGGCGAAACCGAGCGGCCTACCGACGTGCGACTAGCCACCTTGAGCCATCGACCTAAACCTACCATCGACTACCTAACCCAAGGTAAGGCACCTACCAGCGGCAACCAGTAGCTACCCGAGTAGGCAACCGAGATGCACCCGAGTGACCTACCGAGACGCCTACCAGTGGCAGCTAGTAGCAACCATGGTGGAAACGTAGAAGCAACCGAGATGCAAACAAACGCAACAAACAGATGCCGCCCCGCGCCTAGGTTGTCAACTGTATTTCTACAGCTTTCTACCTTGTCTCACAGTGTGAGACTGCCAGCAGCCACTATCCGCGTGCGTTAGAGCCTTGCGGAACTACAGTAGCCATCGACCAACACCACTCTACAACTACCTACAAGCCTAGGGCATCGCCACCAGTGGCAGCTAGCCGCTACCGAGGCAGCAACCGAGGTGCCACCCCGGCCCCCATCGCTTCCCGGCAAGGCCGGCCCCCTCTCGCTGGCTCGCAGTCGCCGAGGGTGGCACGGGGGAAGCGCGGCGCGGCTACCGGGCGGAAACCCCTCACAGGTGCGAACCAATTTTGATTCTGGCCTGCTACCGAGATTCCACCTTGGTAGCCACCGAGGTTACTCCTTGTCATACCCATTCAAGGTATTGCACAAGTCAAGCGCACCCGAGTAGTCTACCAGTCCCTGCACCAAGCCACCTGCTGACGATGCGTCAACGATGGGATGGTAACAGCGGGCTGGT